GCTCTTGTTCCTAATGAAGTTGACACTGACCCTGCGTGCTTCAAAACCGGCGCATATGAAACCTGCCTAGACCCCAAGCAACCCAACTGCGGCACCCGTGGCGGTAACCCGTTCTGCTTCGGTGAGGGTGACAGCTGCGGTGAGGTCAACGGTCAGCACATCTGCTTTCCCAACGGTGCGCGCAAGTGCAGTTATGCCGATGGCAGCTATGAATGCATCAACCCCAAGACCGGCGAGAAGATCACCTATGACAGCCCCGACCACCCGAAGAACGGGGGTAATGCTGATGGCAACAGCAACAACGACGAACAGAAACAAGGCCAAGTCGTTGTTGGCGGGGGTGCACAAGGCACCGACAAGGGCGCAACCAACAAATCGATTACCGACCTGCAGGACGCGTTGGGTGATCAGCTTGAAGCCATCAAAGACGCGCTTACGGAAAAAACCGATCTAGCTGGCAGCGGCCCCGAAACGCCCAATGAGCGCGGCTCCTTGGATGTGGATGAATGGGATCAAAAGATTGAAGACGCCAAGCTGGAGCTGGCCAACGTCACCAACCAGTTTGGCGACCTGTTCCAGGGCATCACCAGCGTCAACCTGCCCGGCTCGGGTGGGCAACTCTACTGCGACGCCTTCACCGCCATGGGCACCACCTTCGAGGTGTGCCTGTCCCGCTACGCCGACCAGCTCGCCGGTATTGGGCTGGTGATCCTGTTCCTCGCCACCTTGCTGGCGGCCTACATCATCTTCATCCGAGACTGAGGATCACCCATGGACTTCTCCTTCATCACCGACTTTTTCACCGGCATGAACGGCTTTATCCAGGACATGTGGAACTGGATCTATCAGGGCCTGTACGACTTCACTAAAGAGGTCATGGTCGTGATGACGAAAGCCATGATCTACGCCTATTTCAGCAGCATGATCTTTGCCGCTGAAATCGCCTATGACGTGGTGCAGGACATTGTTCAGGGGCTAGGCATTACCCAGCAGATCCAGAGCGCCTATTCCTCGATCCCCGAAAGCATGCGCCAGACCCTGGCGTTCTTTCGCATTCCTGAAGCCCTGACCATCATCTTCTCGGCGGTGCCCACCCGCTGGGCGATGAAGTTCGTGCCCTTCATAGGCCGCTGATATGTCGATCAAGATCCATCACGGCCCCAATGGCAGCTACAAGACCTCCGGCGCCCTGCAGGATGACGCCATTCCTGCGATCAAAGAGGGGCGCACCATCATCACCAACATCCGGGGCTTCACCCTGGATCGGGTGTATGACGTGTTCCCGGATTGCCCCAAGACCACCGAAATCATCAACCTCTCGATGGAATCCACCGACGACCTCGAAAAGCTGCGGCGTTGGTTTATGTGGGCACCCAAGGGCGCGTTCCTGATCTTCGATGAAACGCAGATCCTCTTTCCCAAATCCTGGCGCGACAAAGACCTTGAGCAATTCGATTACCCCGGTGGCATCGAAAAAGCCAAAGAAGCCGACCGGCCCACCAGTTGGCTCGACGGCTGGACCCGCCACCGGCATTGGAACTGGGACGTAGTCCTAACCACCCCCAACATCCGCTACATCCGCGACGACATACGCCTGACCTGCGAGAAGGCTTATCTGCATGCCAACCTTGCGTTGATAGGGGTGAAGGGTCGCTACAAAGAGGCCATGCACGATGCACAGGAAAACCGCCCCCACAGCGATGGATCATCCATCGTTGAACTCAAGAAAATCAGCGCCTCCACCTTCAAACTCTACGAGTCCACCTCCACCGGCACCGTCCGCGATACAGCAGCAGGTAAGAACCTACTACTGTCGCCTAAGGTTCTGGGCCTCTTGGGTTTTATTGCCGCTCTTCTCTACTCTGTGTTCAGTGGGGGCTCCGCTTCTCTGTTCACTGACGGCCTCGCTCACCGCGAACCTGAAAAGCTTGCTGCTGCCCCCGCTCAAGCTCCTGGGCAAACTGCTACTGCGCCTGCTGCTGTGGCTCCTGATCATCTGGGCAATCGCCAAACTGATCAGCCTCTCCCTGTAACCACCGACCCACCCGGCTCCCACCCGTTCTGGAACCGCACCCTCGTCGTCAAAGCCGCCATGACCGGCTACCAGAACGAACGGGGTAAAGAGGTGGTGTTGTTTCACGTACTGAGTGAGGACGGCGCCTACTTCGGCCAGACCGGCAACGACCTGCGCGCCCTCGGTTACCGGCTCACGGTGATCAACCCCTGTTACGTCGAGTTGCGCCGTGATGCTTGGAGCGGTGTGTCGATGTGCCAGGGCACCGCACCTGCGCAACAGGATGCCAAACCGATCAACCCACAAGAACCAGCACGACTCACCGCTCAACAGCGCTCCGAACAGAGCGCTGTGCGGGTCACCGTCATCGAGGATACGTCGCGTGATGAAAAGCCGTTTTCCAACTAGCGCGGCTGCGCGCCGGGGAGCGGCTAGGTTCAGAGCGACCCCGGCGCGCAGCACGCGCTGACGTCCCTGTAGCACGTCAGACAAACAGAGTTAAACAGTTTCAATTCGTCACTATTTGGAGCATTAGGAAATGGCTGTTAAAGACCAAATCAGAGTAGATAGAACGTTCAACAAGACGCCTACCGGGCGACTGTTCTTTGATCACATGACAGCTCGTATAACCGACCTGTCCAACGTCCGTATCCTGCATTGTGGCGTTGATACCGTGCGCCAGCTTTATCGTGGGCTGATCCGTCCTGAGATCATGTGCCTGTTCGAAAAGCCGGGCACCCTGGTCGACTTCGCGGGTCAACGCTGGCATGCCGGCCGTGTAGGCAAAGACTCTGGCTACCAGTACAAGCTGCAGAACGCTGACCTAGGCATCATCCTGTTGGTGAAGAACTTCAACGCCAAGCAAGAAAACATTGGCCCTCATCTGAAAATCGAAGTGTCGCCCCATGCAATCGACAATTTTTCGCCTGAGCGCCTGCAAGAGCACATGGATTATTACGCTGAGCATGTGCTGACCAACGTTGAGCGCAACCAATGCGCTGTCCACCTCGCGTTAGACCTGCAGGGTTGGACGCCTCCGCCTGATCTAGTGGCCCGCATGCACTGCCGCTCACGCGCCATACGCGACATTTCAGGCATCAAGGAAATCCAGTGGACGTTGGAGTCTGCCACCTACGGTAAGGGCCAATCCTTCCTGTTCGGCTCCGCTGGTAGCGTTCAACTCGGCATCTACAACAAGACCTTACAGGCCCGCGCCACTGACAAGCTCGACTATTGGGAAAGCGTCTGGAAGCGTCGTGACAGCTTCGACGAAGGCGACCCCGATCACTACAACCAAGACCAAGACGTTTGGCGTGTCGAACTGCGCTACCACCACTCTGTTATCCAGCAATTTGCCAGCGGTTCAGTTGACCTACACACCAGCCAGACCATCGACAGCAACAGCTACGCCGCGTTCTCGCCGCACCTCGATGGCCTTTGGCGCTACGGCATGCGTCAGTTCAAGCTGCTTGATCGTCCGGGCCTCTTTTCGCCCATCTGGACGCTGATCCGTGATGACGTGCGCGTAGACCTTCCGGTTGATTCCCTGGTTGATTCCACTGAGTACAAGCGTCAGTACAAAACCTCGCGGGGCTTCTCGGGCAAGAATGTGGAACTCTTCCTGGGAAACTTCGTAAGCCTGCTGGCACGGGAGCGAGTGGGCGCTAGAAAGGCTTTCTACCGGCTCAAGGACTGGGAATGCTGGCCAGTCATCCGTGACCACTATGCAGCCAAGGGCATGGATGAAGACGACCTGTATAAGCACATCAAGGGCATCCTTGAAGAACGTCATGTTCGCTGGGGGCGAGCCGTTTAATGGCTATTGAGCAACTGCCAGACGGACGCTGGAAGGTCGATGTAGAACCCATCAAGGGCAAGCGCTTCCGTAAGACGTTCAAGACTAAGGCTGAGGCCATGCGCTTCGAGGCAACCTGCCGTGCCAAGGTCATAGACGCCCCTACTTGGTCACCCAAGCCCAAGGACAGACGTCGCCTGACTGACCTGATCGACAGATGGGCAACCCTGCATGCACACACGCTGACTGATGGCGAAGCTCGTCGTCGGTTGCTTGATACGCTCGCAAAAGACCTGGGCAATCCCATAGCCTTCAAGCTGACGGGTAATGAGTACGCCGAATATCGAACCAACGCGCTCAAGGCCGGCGCCAACCCCAAGACCCTAAACAATCGCCTTGGCTACCTGCGCTCCGTGTTCAACGTGTTGCATCAGCTAGGCGAGATTGACTATGCAAATCCGCTTGAACGGGTCCGCCCTCTCCGCCTGCAGGAAAAGGAACTGGCCTACCTGACCGATCAGCAGATCGAAGCGCTTTTCACCACCATTCATGGCTATTGCCGAACACCTCATGTCGCCATGATCGCGGCAATCTGTCTGGCTACTGGTGCTCGATGGGGAGAGGCTCAGGCATTGACGCCCGACAAGGTACGCAACCAACTGGTTACGTTCGTTAATACGAAGGGGAAGCGGATTCGCTCAATCCCCATAGCCCAGGAACTGGAAACGCAGATCCAACACCATTTCAAACAGCACGGCCTGTTCAGCAAGTGCCTCAACAGCTTTGATAAGGCTCTGGCTGAATCTCGCTTACCTGTCCCGGCTGGCCAGTCATCGCATGTGCTGCGACACACCTTTGCCAGCCACTTCGTAATGAACGGCGGCAACATCCTCACGCTGCAGAAAATCCTAGGCCATACCACGCTGGCTATGACCGTGCGTTATGCGCATCTGGCACCAGATCATCTTCAGGAGGCAGTGCGACTAGGTCCGCTGAAAAGCTTCATGCAGATATTTCGGCAACCAAAATAGGGACTAGGTGTAATCCGGCTTCTCTCGCAGGCGAATCACTGCACCAGTGCACGCTATGCAGGCCAATATGTAGCAGACAAAGATCAACGTAGCCTTGAGCAACCCAGAGATAAACGAGGCTTTAAACTCAAGTGTGTCCGTTAGATTTTGATCTCGCATTTCCTCCATAACCCGCTGACCTGCAAGCACAACCTGTTCGTGTGCTTCGCAGCGCACTTCCTTATAGATGCGCTCAACTTCGTCTGAATAACTCTGGCCTAAAGCAGTTGCTGTCAGATCCTCCCGGGCAACCTTTCGGGCAGCCTTATCTACCTCGCTGCTAAAGCCAACCATCCCGTAAAGACAGGCTGTGATCAGCAGCTTCCGCCAGCTGGGTTTGAATAGCTTAAGGATCATCCCTTTCCCCTAACAACGCTTAATGGTTTCGACACTTCGTCGACACTTGCCCAGCCTGAAACGAAAAAGCCCCCGAAACTCTAAGAATTTCAGGGGCTTACGTACTGCATATGGCGGGAAGATAGGGATTTGAACCCTAGGTGCTATCGCTAACACAACGGATTTCGAATCCGTCCCGTTCGGCCACTCCGGCATCTTCCCGTGGCGGCGCGCATGATAGCAGTTGTGGTGCGTTTGGCAAAACCCAGTTTCGATTTTTTTCGCATGCTTTCAGGTGCTTGCGATCAAAAGCCATGTGCAGGAGCCAAGTCAAGGTGACAACAGGCTGAGTCATCACCCATAAAAAAGGACACCGCAGTGCCCCTTTGTGTAACGGAAACGCTTAGAAAGCCATGCTAGACAGTCAGTCGGGTCAAGGCTTCACGGTATTTATCGGCTGTTTTCTGCGCCACATCAGCTGGCACTGCAGGAGCTGGCGGCTCTTTATTCCAGCCGGTGGACTCTAGCCAGTCGCGTACGAACTGCTTGTCGAAGCTCGGCGGGTTCTTACCTTCTTCATAACTGTCCGCCGGCCAGAAGCGGCTTGAATCTGGGGTCAGGGCTTCGTCCATCAGGGTCAGGGTGCCATCGTCGTCCAGGCCGAATTCGAACTTGGTGTCGGCGATGATGATGCCGCGTGTGGCTGCGTATTCAACCGCTGCGCTGTATAGGGCAATGGCGGTGTCGCGCACTTTGGCCGCCAGCTCTGCGCCGATGATCGCTTCGCATTGTTCGAAACTGATGTTCTCATCGTGGTCGCCCACGGCGGCTTTGGTCGAAGGGGTGAAGATCGGCTGCGGCAATTTGGCCGCTTCTTTTAGGCCCGCTGGCAACTGGATACCGCAGACGGTGCCGCTCTTTTGATATTCCTTCCAGCCGGAGCCGACAATATAGCCACGTACGATGGCTTCCACCGCGACCGGCTTAAGACGCTTGGCCACCACTGCGCGGCCTTCCACCAGCGGCAGCTCGGCGGCCGGGACGATGTCTTCGACTTTGTCGCCAGTAAAGTGGTTGGGTACCAGATGCGCCAGTTTGTCGAACCAAAAGTTGGAGATAGAGGTGAGGATCTTGCCCTTCTCCGGGATCGGTTCGGCAAGGATCACGTCGAACGCAGACAGGCGGTCGGTGGCGACCATCAACATGCGTTTGTCGTCGATCTCGTAAAGATCACGAACTTTGCCCGAATAGATTTTCTTCAGGCTCAGGGTGGTGGCTGTGCTCATGTCGGAATTTCCGCCTTTGGTAAACAAAACAGGCGAAACCCACCGGGTTTCGCCTATTGGTAATGCCGTTGCAGCAGCTGCCTGCTATCAGCCAAGGTTTTCCTGGATCAGGTCCAGCACCTTGCGCGCCAAATCGGCTGGGGCATTGGTGTTGAGGTCTTTTTCCACGGTGACCTGCACACTTTCGCCAACGGTCGTCAAACGCACCTGATAACGCTCGGCGCGGGCGTCAATTTCTTCCTTGCTTGCTTGACTACCAAACACCTTGCCGAAGAAGCCTGGCTGGTCATCCGGCTTTTGCGCCCGCTCGGCCAAGTTAATGTAATACACACCCAGGCTGCGGTTGATGTCATCAATGCGCACATCAGCCATTTCCAAGGAGCGACCAACGCCAGACCAGGCACGGTCGAAGTCAGCACCCAGACTCAGCACTGGGTTACCGTTACCGTCTTCAGACAAGCTGACGCGGTTAGGCGCATCGTAATCACGCGCGGCCAAGAGTGATACAGAGCCACCCTGCTCGGCGCTGCGCGCCAGGGTCACGAGCATTTCATCCAGCAATGCAGCGTCCAAGCTAGGGTTGCTGCTACGGTTAGTGAACGCTACATCGGCCGTGCTACCGGCGGGACGCTCGGCGCTAACCACAAAAATTTCACTGGTATTACGCTGCACGCCTGGCTCAATGCGCACACGCACACGGGGTTCGGCATCAGGAGAAACACCAGATACGCGGCTGCTCAAACGACGTGCCATGGAATCAGACAGGGCATCAAAACGCTGCCAAGTAGTGCTGAATTCACCCGTTT